AAAAGTATACCAGCACCACCACTTGCGGCTCCAATGTGTACCAATGCTTCTGGTGCAGTAGTCCCAATACCGACTTTGCCATCCCTATCTTGAACTAACCCAACAGTCCCAGTAGTACTATTTTCAAAACATTGAAATACTAAAGCACCATTATTACTATCAACCGACCCATCATATCTCATATATACACCATGAGCAGTTTCCCCAGGGATTTTATGGTCTACAGTCTCCCTAAACCATATACCCCCACAATCCGCTTCATTAAGGGTGTCATTGGTAAAAATTAATCTTGGCTGACTTCCTGCTAATTCCAATAAACCTTCTGGTTCAGCAGTCCCAAGACCGACATTGCTATTTGCAAGAATAGTCATAGCTTCATCACCTTGGTCTAAGTCCACTCTAGATGTACCTGAAGCAGTTTCAGTGAAAAAATGTAAACTTGTAGGAGCATAGTTACCATTGTCAGAGTCCCATGCACCATTAGACCTAGCAACTATTCTTGCACCTAATCTATCAGAATTGGTTGCATCATTGGCAGCACCCCTAAATCGTATTTCACCAAGTCTAACTGCATCATCTACTACATCATCGTCTGCTGCAAGCATAAGTATTGGAGGTGTCGGGTTCAATATATGTAGTGCATACTCTGGGGAATCAGTCCCAATACCGACAAAGCCAGCAGAATCAATTAACATTCTAGGAGAACTTAGAGTATTTGTCACAGTAGAAGATGACTGAGTGTAAAATCCCAATTCCGAAGGAGCGTCATTTGAACTACTATTATCCCAATCTCCTGCTGCCCGTGCTATAATTTGAGCCCCAGACGTTGGAGGAGAACTTATACTTGTATCGCGTCCCTGAAAATGGATAGTTCCTAGAGTTTCACCATCTGATTGGGATGTGTCTTTTGTTATTAAAGCCATTTGTGCACCCGAAGCACCCTCAACTGTTAATAGCTTTCCTGGTGTATCAGTCCCAATACCGACTTTGCCATCTTTATTAATAACCATTCTTTGAACTATTGCAGATACATCATCAGCTGAAGTCCAAAATTGTAGTTCCATCGGATTCCTATTTGCATCGGCAGTATCCCAAATCTCAGCACCTTCTCCCCTTATCAATGCCCCATAGGTAAATCCAGAATAAGACGCATCATCTGCTCCAAAATAAATTTGACCTGCAATAGTGCCATCTTGCATATCATCATTTGTGGTAGTAAGGGATATTGTACCAGCTGCTGAATGAACATGAAGGTCATTGTCTGGTGTAGCAGTTCCAATACCGACTAAGCCTGCATAGCCAACTTTATTTGCAACCAAGGTAGTAGTGTCTATTACTAATGCGCTGCCATCTACTGGAGCTGTAGCAAGTACGGTCAGTTGGCCACTAGATTCTTGAAAGTAGGTTGAGTCATAATTTAAGTTTAATCCAGCAGCAGCTGTTTTAAGAACGCCACCAGTAGTAGTACTTGTGCTTGTATCTAGATTAACACCTAATTGGTCACCAGATGTATATAATCCTTGGTTTGATATTAGATTTAGGTCAACTTGATTAGCGCCTGTTATAGTTGTGCCATCACCAGCATTAAAGGCTTGTACACCTGTAAATACTGCAAATGCAAATCTAGGCTGTTGTTCACTAGAATCACCCAAACCATAATTATGTGCTGTATCTGCCTCGGCTTTTGTGCTACATACTATTGCATCATATCCAAAAGTTTCCTCAGGCTGTACAGCATTAAATGCCCATATTACATCTGTACCTCCAGCATCCTTTCCAAACTCAACAGCGTGGATTGTACCCCTAGTAATTAAATTACCAACTTCCCATAAGGCATCTCCTGCACTAGGACGCTGCCACTTTCCACTATTTGTGCCGCTATAATTAAATTTCCATACTCCATTTCTCCAATGCCAGTCTTCTCTGTCTATAGCATGGTCCGAACCCCAGTTATTAGTACCCTGATTATTGGTTTGTCCATCTACAACACAAGCACCTTCTTCTGTAAGAAGAACAAGCTCCCCATCAACCATTAGATGTCCATCTATATAAACACCAGAAGCCTTTAAAGTCTTTGGACAAAAATCTGTTGCATCTAATCCAATTCCACCTGTATTATAATCTGTACCTGCTATATCCCCACTAGTAATATCATTGCCGTCATTTTGAGCAGATGATGTATCAACCGCCATAATACCACCCTCTGGATTAGTATCACTGCCAGTAGGAGTACCGCCAAGTCTATATGTACATACCTGAACACCATGTCCCATAGCAAATCCTGAAACAGCTCCATCTACATAACCTTTATTTGCTGCATGGTCAGCTGAAGTAGGGCTAGATAAGCCAGTAATCTTTTGGGAGGCCATATCAAAATCATCACCAGATGCATTGACGAGATTTAAACTATCATCTATAATCTTACCCGCCTTAGTTTTTACACTGGTAGCATCAGTAACAAGCTCATCCCATATAAGTTCTATATCAGCTTCAACATTACCAGCATTAGCAGTAGTTGAATATGCACCTGTTCCTGCAACCGTACCACCGGTAAGTATTGTAGTTACATCTTCTAATTGAGCATCTATCTCAGAGATGTCTCCATGTAGAGTATTTTGATTAGCATATGAATCATCACCAGTAGAAGAGTATGTTAATACTCCACTATTAGTATCTCCAGAGCCATCCCATTCTGTTTTTAGAGCATTAATATCAGCTCTAAGTTCAGTTAGACTCCTACGATTAGTATTAGCAATAAGGGTAGAATCTATAGTCGTATGAGCACTATCTATATTAAATGCAGACCTATTATAAAGCTTGCGCATATTCATATCTAAATGGTCAATAGCTGTCATCACATTGGTTGAAGCGGTAGAATTGATAGGAGATATTGTATATGTTTGACCAGCAGAAGCGCCTACTGCATCAAACTCAGGAGCCCAACTATCAGTAGGGGCTGCCCAAGAAAGAGCTTGGTCTGGATTATCCACATCAGATGAATCAATCCATTTATTAACAGCATTAAGCCATACTTCATTCTTATAAGACTCTGTATCTAACCTTTGAATAGACTGATAAAGATTTAAAGCTAAAGCAGGACCTGCAGACCCTCCAATACGAGCAGGATTGTTTGTACCAGCAGTTCCCGTAATATAATATCCAGTACTAGTACCCCATTCAGAGCCATCAAATGTACTAGGAGAATCAACTACAGCGCTACCCGGATGTGATAATCCAGCACCAGCAAAAGTTGAAGCAGTATCTGTTCCAACAAGATAATTCCACAATGTTTCTAACCAAGTACGATTATGTTCTATTTCGCCATCAAGGATGCTATCAGCTGTTAACATTGTTGTAGCAGCTGTAGCTCCTAAATTAGCAGGGTCATTTGCTATAAATCCACTATCTGGGCCCCAAGCACTGCCTCCAGTATTGTATGGATTAGTGGGAGTTCCTCCACCATATTCTGATGGAGCATAGGCAGTCCCAAAGAGACCTAATTGAAGTTTATCAAGTTCAGCATCTTGTTCTAAATCTTTTGCAACACGCGCATCATGTTCCAAATGGTCAACATCCATAAGGCTAAGTTCAGAACCCTCCCAATCATCTTCATATTGATGATTAGCTTTATAGTTGTCTTTTAATTGTTGTGCACTTACAATACCATATATATCGCTATGTAATTGTCCAATATTAATAGAATGATTATTTGTACCAGTATTATTAGCTCCAAAATACTGGGCATCAGAAGAATTCTTAAGAGTACTACCTAGTGTTATCTGTTCTGTAAATAGGAAGTCATTACGAATTTCTGTAACTGCAACGTCATATAAAGTAGATGCATCAGTATACATTAACTGATAGGGTGTAACGTGATTTACATCAAAGAAAACTAACTTCTTATAAATATCCTTTATCGGATTCGGTGCACTGAGTGTACTTGCTGGCATATCTTCTCCTAATTAAACCTATTAATTTTGTCCGTGCCCCAGAAACGAGCAGCATTAATAACAATATCATCTCTAAAAATAGCAGGCGCAGTAACAGTCCATGTATAATCCATAGCCTCTTCTATACTCCAACCATCTTGACCTCCAGAGGTGACATCTGCTGGGATAAAGACATCTGGTGGATTGCCTGCTAATCCAATTCCCCAGTCAATACCTTCTTCATCTTCATTGTTATATATGACAGCTTCAGCTGTAGTATCTAAAGTCATAAAGAAATAAGTAGTATTAACATCCCATGATTCAGTCTTATAAATAGGAGCATATCGCTGAAATGTGCCACCATTATCATCATTATAGGTAGTCAATTCAGGCTCTCGTACAACCTCATCATATATATCATGTTGAAAAGCACCCTCAAATTCAAATTCATCAGCTTCTGCATACCAATAATCTTCAACCCGGTCTGCTACTTGTTCATCACCTACCAATTTATATCTTTGAACTGAATTAGGAGTAGTAAAATTAGACAACCTAGCTATACCGTACGGAATAGTTACATTATCCCCATCTACTGTAGGAATCAATTGATTGACTAATGTCCCATTATATTCAAGTTCTACAGCTAATAATTGAGATGTTATAGATTCAACAGAATCTGCTAATGGAGCTTGATATAATTGTTTTGCATAATATAATCTAACAGCATCTGCATTATTACTATAAGGGTTTACTTCCTCAGCTTCCGAAGCAGGTAATCTTACCAACTCACCTGTCTGAATTATAGCATCAGTTGTAAAATTCTTAAAGGAAGCTAATGTCAGGTTATTTTTATCCATAAAATCCATATCAGCAAAAGTAAAGAATCCTATATCTTCCAATGCGACAAGACCCGCACGTACATCTTGTAACCAATTAGAGTATTGAGCTACTTGAGATACTGTTCTATTTGTTAGTTTACTACCAGCCATTAGATGCTAAACCAATTATCTTCTTTAATTTTTCCCCAACCTCCTGTACGTCCAGTTCTTTTCCACTTAATTGCACGAGATACAGTATCTTCAAACATTTTATGGAAATACATAGCATTTTGGAGATTCTGAGTAGGAGGTATTTCATATCCCCATGCAACAGCCTTTTGAACAATAGCTTCATGATACTGCTCTGGTATCTCCTCTAATAGCACATTATCAGCAGTAAAATGCTGAGCTATCTTATTTGCGTATAATCTGACCTGATACTCCTTAGGGGCAACATAGCCCTCCTCCCCCAAAACTCCGACTCCAGCTGTGGCTTCTAAGTTTGAGTATTTGTCCTCTTCTTGATTAGCAGTTTCATCGAATTTAAAGATAGCAATTCTATTACGCTCAACATACCATCGCATTTTTTTATATGTATCATAATCAGCCATTATGTAAAGTCCCTTTTAACCGGCATTCCTATTAATCGAGGAATAACAAAATTATCAATTTCAACTCTTTCAATATCAATAATATCCTCATCTAGCCAAATCCACCTCTCATCATGATTGGTTGTATCTATAGTAAAGACAAAAGATGTTTCCACTATTTTAGTCTTAACACAGAAATCATTGATAGCACGATTTAAGAGCTTTCTAATCTCTGTTTGACCCATATGCTCATGATGTTGCCTCACGAGTTCTGACATTTCAAGAAATTTCATTTACACGTCATCCGCAAGAGTTACACCAATACCTTGTTCATCGGTTCCACTACCAGATAAATCTTCCATATCAATAGACAGCCTTCTAGCAGTTCCACCATTATTATAACTAAAGACTAATTTGCCTCCAGTAACATAGATTTGTACAGTTTTATCAGGAAGCGTAGTGATTGCAGGTGGAACAGTACCAGTTGTGCCTATATCTCTAAGTTCTAATACTTTAGATGCACCAACAGCCGTTTTTTCTACAGTATATAAGTCTGATAGTACTCCAGCATCATCCTTTTCTCTATAATACAGCTGTTTACCCCATTCAGAATGGTCAGCTACAACATTAGAGTGAGCTTGTGACCATAGAATTGAAGTGCCATTAGACATAGTATCATAATTTTCCCAACCTGTATCACCTCCATCTGTAGGAGCTGTATTAAGCTCTAATAGTCCGTTACTAAGTACTGCTCTTTCTGATTGGATATATGTTGTATTAGGATAAGACCCTGCACCATCACCATTATTACGGCCAATATAAATGTTATCACTTCCTTGTAATAAGGTTGGAGTAGCTCCGGGCACACCAAAAGCAGAAGAGTCTGTATCTATAGTTCCAATATATATATTAGCATTAGCACCTGCATCATCTCTTAATTTAAAAGATTCAATATATGTAACAGCTGTTCCATTATTTGTGCCATGAGTATCAGAATATATTTTTGTCTGTTCAGCTCCATATAGTTTTAAGTTGTTATCTGCGCCACCAATAATCTCTATATCGCTTGATGATATCATAGACATAGTCTCTATTGAATTAATATCAAGGTCTCCAGTTGCAAAACTTCCATCTGTACGCTGAGTACCCATTTTAATAGATTCAAGTGTAGTATCTCCAAAGCTACAGACAGCGTCAGCAGCACTGAGACTGGCAGTTGTCGCAGTATTTGGGTCGTCAGACCTTATTTTTAGTCTATCAATTTGCCAATAAGAGGAGGAGGCAGAT